CCGTGTTCAGTGCCTTCACTGAAGGTATGCAGTTGTTCTCATCTTTTGTTATGTTGTTAAACTTCCCACGCACTGGTAAAATGAAAGGCATGGGACAGATTGTCACTTGGTCTATTGTTGACGAAACGATGCACGCTGAGAACATGATGAAGTTGTTTAAGACATACATAAATGAAAATCAAGAGATTTGGAACGATGAATTGAAATCATCAATCTACGTCATTGCTGAACGCATGGTTGAATTAGAAGATAAATTCATTGACCTAGCGTTTGGTTTCAATGCTATTGAAGGCCTAACAGCAGATGATTTGAAAAAATACATTCGTTACATTGCTGATCGTAGGTTAATTGGCCTTGGTATGAAAGGCATTTTTAAAGTCAAACGCAATCCACTACCATGGGTTGAAGAAATGATTAATGCACCAACACACACCAATTTCTTTGAGAACCGTGCCACCGACTACGCCAAAGGTGCATTGTCTGGTTCATGGGATGAAGTGTGGAGCAAGGCCGCATAATGGCATACTCAAACAAAGTTATCGACCACTACGAAAATCCGCGCAATGTTGGCTCACTAGATAAGGATGATCCAACAGTAGGCACTGGTATGGTTGGCGCACCTGCTTGCGGCGATGTTATGAAACTTCAAATTAAGGTGGATAGTGATGGTATTATTAGAGATGCTCGTTTCAAGACATATGGTTGTGGTTCAGCAATCGCCAGTTCGTCTTTGGTTACAGAGATGGTTAAGGGTATGCACATTGATGCTGCTGCTAAACTTAAAAACTCTGAAATCGCTGAAGAACTAGCATTACCTCCAGTTAAGATTCACTGCTCTATACTTGCAGAAGATGCAATTAAAGCAGCGATAATAGATTATAAACAAAAAAATGAACCAAGAGAATAGAGACCCAGTAGAAGATGTGGTTAAGCATATACACTTTGTGTTACCTATTGTAGCAGCAGTGCTGATGTTTATGCTGGCTTTTATTGCTGTTGTACTAACTTAATATATGATAACGCTTACCGAAAAAGCATACGAGAAAGTTAAATCTCAACTTCAGAAACGTGGTAAGGGTGTTGGCATTCGACTTGGTGTAAGGACTACTGGTTGTAGTGGTCTAGCATATACAATGGAATATGTTGACGAATATGAAGAAGAACTTGGTGTAACTAACTATGCCCAGAAAGATTTTTTGGTACTAGTAGATTCTAAAAGCGATATCTATCTAAAAGGATTAACGATGGATTGGGTGCGTAATGGACTTAATGAAGGCTTTGATTTTAAAAACCCAAATGAACGTGACCGTTGTGGTTGCGGAGAAAGTTTCAGAGTATGATAACAATAACAGAATCAGCAAAAACAAAAATTCTAGACCTTTTCGCAGAAGAAGGTAATCCAGACTTATGTTTAAGAACATTCGTGCAGGGTGGCGGATGTAGTGGAATGAGTTATGGATTCACATTCGATGAGATAATGAATGAAGATGATTTTGAGATGCCCTTAGGCGCCACAAAAGTTTTAATCGATGCAATGAGTATGCAATACTTACAGGGTGCAAGTATAGACTACAAAGAGGACTTGCAAGGATCAGAATTTAAAATAACTAATCCAAATGCACAATCAACATGTGGCTGCGGAAGTAGCTTTTCAGTATAGGACAATATTAAATGAGTTTTCTAGTAGCAAACTTACCACCCGTAAAATGTTTCGTTCGTAGAGAATTTCTCTATGACTTTGAAAAGGGTCATGGAGAACTTGAACCTTGTTGGTGGATATCATTAAAGTCTCAACGTAGTCAAGCATTCAGAATCGAAGCGTACTTGAATGAATATGGTGCATTATATGACAAGTTACCACTACATGCATTTTGTTGGAAACCTATAGAAGGTGACCCATATCCTTTAGATTTCTTGCAATTATGGAACAGTATGTCTTATGATATTACTGTGATTAGAAAAGCAATGATCTCAAATATGAGATGTAAGATTAAGATGAAAGATGGGTCTTGGTTGGAAGGTGAATATCTTTTCACTGTTGATTCTTCTCATCCAGATTTTAATATACTTGATTGTGGTCACAGTGAAGATGTTGAGGATCACAAATCATTCAACTTTATTAAATGTGACAATGGCCAATTTGCAGCACAGCCAAACAATCGTGTTGTTATTTTGGAACCAGCATCCAATCCTAAAAAGATGAAAATACCAGATTTTAATGTTGCCACTACTAGATGGAATGTTGAAATGGATCCAAAGTGGGACTATGGTCTGCCAGAGAACAAGTGGCGAATGAATGAATAATTCAAATGACAAAAACATATCGCAGTATTTTTATTAGTGATGTACACCTTGGCACCAGAGATTGTAAAGCGGCCGCTCTCAATAATTTTCTTAAGCATAACTCCTGCGATATGTTGTATCTTGTGGGTGATATTATTGATGCTTGGCGCATACAACAAAACAGATGGCGTTGGAAACAATCACACACCAATGTTGTTCGTAGAGTACTAGGCCACGCCAAACGTGGTACTAGAGTCATATACGTAGCAGGTAATCACGATGAATTCTTAAGACCAATGATACCCTATGGGTTTAGTTTTGGTCTTGTGGAAATACACAATCAAATAGGACACATTGGTGCTGATGGCAAACACTATCTAGTCACGCATGGTGACTTGTTTGATGGCATCACCAGACTGGCACCATGGATATCATTTTTAGGAGACAAAGCATATGACATTATCCTATCACTCAATAGTAAATTCAATTGGATACGCCATCGTATGGGTTTTGGGTATTTTAGTCTTAGCCAATATCTCAAGCACAGAGTAAAAAAAGCAGTTGATTTTATCTTTAAGTTTGAACACAATCTAGCCGGATATTGTAAGAAAAAAGGCTATGATGGTGTTATTTGTGGACACATACATCACGCCGAGATTAAAGAAATAGATGGTGTCACCTACATGAATGATGGTGATTGGGTAGAATCATGCACGGCTCTAGTTGAACACCACGATGGTCGATGGGAAATAATTACATGGACGCAGGAGAACGATGATGTGGGTACTGATATTACTAGCGATGCACATAAATGATCCAAAAGACATACCAGGTAGAATAGAATTAAATTTTCAAGACCGAGTGTCGTGTGAACAAAGTCTGCAAACTATGACATATTGGTTGAAATTTAATCAATTTAAAATTGAAGGAAAGTGTGTGAAGAAATGAAACTCGCTGACAAAATTACCATTGTTGTACCATGCAAGAATGAAGAGAATTACATTTCTCATCTACTGATGCACCTACGCCAACAATCATTAGGTGACACCAAGATTATTATTGCAGATTGTTCCACAGACAATACACGTGAAGTTATTCAAGTAATGAAAGGTGGGTTGAATGTTGAGATTATCGATGGTGGCCCAGTTTCTATTGCAAAGAACAATGGTGCCAAACTTGTTACCACGCCATACATTCTATTCATCGATAGTGATGTGAGATTCTTTTCAGATACAATTATATCTGATTGTGTAAAAGAACTAGAGTTAAAAAATCTAGATTTGATTGGCACATACATAAAATGTTACGACAATAATAAAAGAACACAGATTGGATTCATGCTGTTTAATGGTGTAAATAAGATCATGAGCCGCAAAGTTCCTTTTGCTGTTGGTGCATTCATGTTAACTCGCCGAGATAAATTCGAAGAACTTGGTGGATTCTCAGAAAAATATGGAACTAGTGAAGATTTCTTCTTATCTAAGAAATATGATGTGAAGAAATTTAAGTTAGTCAAACACTACTTTGGCCAAGATAGTAGAAGATTTCAAAAGATGGGATATTCTGGCATGGCATGGTATCTCATTAAAAACTTCTGGAATAGAAACAACGAGAAATATTGGAATAACATAAATTATTCAAAATATTGGAATTAACCTCCTATGTTGTCTATATACTCAAGTAACAGTATATGGAGGTAATTTATGTTAATAGTCAATCATCAATGTGAGTCTTGTAGTTCAGAATTTGCAATTCAATATGACGAAACGGAATGTGAAAGTGATCCAATACACTGTCCGTTCTGTGGCGAATATATAGCTTTAGAAGAGGACGATTTCATCGATCCTGATGATGAAGATGAAGAATAAATGTCATGGTTTTATAATGGAGTGGAAGTAACCGACCAAATGATTGAAGGTCAATATGGTTATGTCTACTGTATCACAAACAAAGTGACCGGCCGTAAGTACATTGGTCGGAAATACTTCACCAAAGCCGCAACAAGGCAAGTTAACGGGAAGAAAAAGAAAACCCGTGTCAATTCAGGTTGGCAGAACTATTTTGGTTCAAACAAAACAATTATTGAAGATGTAGCCACGATGGGAGCAGATTGTTTCCTTCGTGAGGTTTTGTATTTCTGTAAGAACCGTACAGAGTGCAGTTACTATGAGACTTATGAAATATTTGTACGGGGATGTTTGCTTACACCCGATTACTATAATGATTGGGTCACATGTAAGATTCGTAAAGCTCATCTGAAAAGCAACACCAATACTTATAAAGAAAGTGAGGCCAAAAATTAGTTTCCACACATCATTGCCTAATAATCACCGTAAAGAAAGAAAACCAAGAATGGCAAGAAAAGCAAACACTAAAATCATGGTGTCTAATTCACCGGATGTCAAACCACGCAGCAATTCTTTAAAAGTGAGAATCGATGACCTACAAACATTTGATCCACTGACAGATAATCAAAAATTATTCTTTGATGCATACAAAAGAGGAGACTATTTCGTTGCACTACATGGTGTGGCAGGTACAGGTAAAACATTTTGTGCTCTGTACAAGGCTATAGAGGAAGTTCTTGACAAGAATAACCCATTCAATAAGATAATTGTGGTGCGCTCGGCAGTTCAATCACGTGAGATTGGACACTTACCCGGTGATGTGAATGAAAAGATGGAGATTTACCAACAGCCATACAGGCAAATTTGTGAGACCTTATTTGGTCGCAAAGATGCATGGGATAGACTAGAAGAACAAGGCCACATTGAATTCATTTCAACATCATTCATCCGTGGTATGTCATTTGATGATGCCATTATCATCGTGGACGAAATGCAGAACATGACCTTTGAGGAGATAGACACCGTGATGACACGTGTTGGATATCGTTCCAAGATCATTTGGTGTGGTGATTACAGACA